ATGGACTATTTTCCGCCTGGTCGAGGTCCTGGGTGTCCTGCATGGGGGGAACCCGGTTGGCTCCCGTGATGCTGCTGGCGAGGTATTCTTCGCTATCGTTGAGTTGTTTAAGCGTAAAGTAGCGCAAAAGAGCATCTTGGATGTCTCTTTGCGTCTGATTGGCGGGATCAGGATTGAAAGCTTTCAAAGCCAAAGCGTCAAGATTGATCATCTTGGACTTCCTGTTGATGTTTGAGGTTATTTAGAAAGTCCAGATCCATGCCTTCGTAAAATCCATGAAGGCCGGCCGTGGCGCCACCGCCTAAACCGAGAAGCGCGGCTGCTTTGAGGCCGTTCGTGTGAGACGGTTTGGCTGCCCACTTCCGCAGCCGGTCGGTGATGATATTGTCCAGCGGGAGGAATTCCTTGGCCGTCTGGGCGATCTTCCCGGCATAGGGGAGGCTCGCCAGCCCCCTAAGGCGCCCCGAGCCCAGCAGGTACCCCACGCCGCCGCCGAGTGCCGCGCCGCCGAGACCGCCCCCGACCGCACCCCTCACTGAATAGCCCGTAGGATCGTTATCCTTTGGGTCGCCGAGCACAGCATGGCCGAGTGCCTCGCCTTCCGCCACTGCCGGGCCAGTGACCGCAGCAGTGCCAAGACCGCGCAGCAGGATAGAAGGCACAGAGCGATTGCCGTTAATAAGCTGTCCTGTGGCACCGGCTAGCCCTCCCCATAATGCGGCGGTTTCCCCGGCATGGCGAAAGGCATGCTCACGCTTTTTTTTCCGCATGTACTCTTCATCGTTCACCGCTGAAGCCTCTCGTCGGATTGATAGGCATCATCATCGTCCAAAACGTCGCTGTCCCACGGCTCAAAAGCTTTTGCATGGCCGGGGCCTTTGCCGCTTTTTTGTTCGTCGAGGTCACTCACTGGCTCGTCTTGGCCCATGCCGTTTTTGATGAACCATTTTTGCAGAGCTTTCACCGTCTGTGTTCCTCGTCTTCTTCGCCCTCGTGGTGAGCTAAACCAAGACCCGCCACTGCCGTGCCAATGCCGGCGGCCGTCTTACCAGGATTGCCCTTAATCCAATCAAGAAGCTGTTTGCCGTAGCCCTTTTTTTGAGCCCATTTGGCAAGCGCGGTTGTTTCGCCTTCCATTATTCTTCCCTTTCTTCGGGACGGTAGTTTAAAACGCCAGAGTTTAATCCGCCTTTTATTGCCCCCCCTAACGAACCGACTCCAGTGCCGGCAGCCAAAATAGCTAGGGCAGCAGATCGTGGCGAAATCTTTCCAGATTTTTTCGCCAAGTATTTGGCCATGCCACTACCATAATCACGAGTTCCGGCGTCGATAAGGCCATGTACGGCGCCAGTTATAGAACCGCCCAGGGCTCCCCTCTTTGCTTCCTCTTTAAAAGAATGTTCTTCTGGTTGACCCAAAATCGCATCCCCAAGAAGTTGAGCACCAACACCTTCCGCTGCACCAGCCACTGCTCCATGACCTATGTTTGGCTCAGAAAAAAGTCCGTGTATTTTCGGATTTTTAATTATTTTTTGTTTTGCTAAATATTTATTAAGAGCTTGACCAATTCCCTCTGAAAATCCCATTTTACCGGCGCGAGAAATTTCGCTTTGTTCTTCGTACCGATCTTTGTTTTTACGCATGGCTACCACTCCCTTCGTTTAGCCCGCGACTTGCCGTGCTCCACCTTCGGCTCTTCTTCGTCGGGTTCCATGAAACGGTCGCCTTTGCCGCTGATCTCGCTCTCAAGATCCCGTTCATAGCCCCCCTCGTGCCGTTCCTCTTCTTCGTCGTGCAGCTTGATTTTCGAAGAATCCATCTTGTTTTTGGCCATGAACTTCTTTAGGGAATTGCACTCTTTCATATGGGATCTCCTTTTTTAGCGTTTGCGCTTTTTACGGTAGATAGCGTCACCTTCTCCCCGGGGAGGATAGTAGTCTCCCTCTCTCCCGACTTCGGCCCTGGTATAAGGATTTTCTATATCTGCGGCCCGTGCGTATTCTTCGGTGGCGAACCAGTCTTCACCAGCATGCTTTAAAGGCGAGATATCGTCCCTGAAATGGCGCATGAACTCCTCGCGAGTTTCCTTGCGCGTTTCACTGCCGGGGGGAGGTTTTATCGGGCTTTTTTTTTAGACTTGTCGCCGTCATCGTCCCGCCTGTTGCGAAAGCGATGCACTTCTTTAGACCAGCCCACGGGCTTGCCGGTATGAGGATTGATATCAGGTAGGTCTTCACGTTTGATGTTTACAAAATAATCGTAGGGGTCTTCGCCCGCATCGCTGGTCCCAAGCCCAGCACCACCGTTCCCACCACCCAGAGCGCCGGGAGAGAGGCCGTCCGCGACTCCCCCGCCGCCATAGATATTGTTGATGATGCGCTGGGCCTGAGTCCGGCGGGATTCGCGGCCCGCCAGCTCGGAAAGTACGCGTTCGCGAGCGGCCCTTATCAGGGCAGCGTCGTCGAAAGCGTCGTACTTCCCGTGTCGTGCCATGGCTTAGACCGTTCCCGAGGCAACGTTGAAGTTGGTGATGATGCTGAGCGCGTTGCGCTGCTTCACAACCGTGTTGCCCCAGAAGCGGATGAACCCTTGCATCGAGTCAAAGCCGATGCGGAAGCGGAATTCCGCGCCGTCTTCATCGGCCAAGTGCGGCGTGTCGCTGTAGTCAGAGGCGAACATCCAAGCCGATTGGTTGTACATAAAAACGTTAGCAGGATTTTGGTTTTTATCCTCGATCCATTCCATTTCAACCGGCTTCATCTTGCTCTCGTCTTGGCCCATCTTGACGGCGGACCAGGAGAGGCGAGTGGCGCCAGTATCGAAGGAGTTCGTGGTAAACCGGCGCTGGCCAAGGAAGCCAGAGAGGTAGCCACGCTTCCAGGAGGGGTTGATCACACCAATATTAGGATATAAACCAGAAACTATGTAGCTTTGATCATGAACTTGCTGCAAAATTTCTTGGTTCGGATTTGCTAAACCGGCATTGATGTTTACCGCCTGCCATAGCGCCCAAGAACTCGGGGATAATCCTCCCAGTGCTACGGTGTTGTCTACGAGGCGCAGGTATCCGGCCATGTAGCGGCCGTCGCTCGGCTCACCGGGATCCAGCGCGCGCGCCACCACCAGCACATCGTTGGCCGCGGCCGTCGAGGGCACAGCGCCGGTGCCGTAGGTGGTGTCGATGTAAACCGTGCGCGCAATGTGATCGACGCCTTGGTTCGAGATCTTGATCGAGCCCTTCTTGGTCGTCAGCGTGCTGTCGTACCAGTCCAGCACCATGTTCGAGCGCAGGCGCGTCGAGAAGGTGACCGTAAACGAGGTCGCGGCGCCCGTGGCCGTCGCGATGGTGGCGCGATAGCCGCGGCCGTTTCCGTAGGCATCAAAGTCATTGTTGCTGTTAAAAGTCAACAAAGTTCCTTTGATTAGATCGTCTAAATACTTTCCTGTTGGGCGACCGTTCTTGTAACCGCGGGTCGCGGCATAGGTGGTCGCTTCGATTTGCGAGTACATCAGCTTGCTGTTGTACTGAGCGAAGACGCCTTTTTGATAGTCCGGGTCGGGCAAACGCTCGCCGTCGTTGATCGCGGCGTAGCTTTCGTTGAGGACAAAGGTCACGCCGACATTCCATGCCGCGCCATCGAATTCAACGTCACTCTTGCCAGCTTTACGGATTTTATTGAAAAAGCTGTTTTTGATGTTTTCCTGATATGTCAGGTCTTCATCATAAAGCTGTTCCAAGTTACCGTATGCTTGGACCTCAGCATAATTTGCGCCCGGCATAGAATACCCCGAGTGGTTCTATTATTTGTGTGAAAGGACGATGTGTTAAAATGGTAGAACGCGCGCGCGAGATTTGTGAAGAGCTGGGATGGAAAAAAATGCTTGCTTACGCTAACGTGCTGAAATGACTAAGAGAGATTTTTCAGCGCTGGAAGCGAAGCTGGCGCGCGGTAAGCCCCTTTGCTTGGCCGCGGAAGAGGCCGGGATCCCGGTTGAGGAGGCCAAGGAGTGGCTTGACAAACGGCGGCTTCCTGATGACCAGGCGAGCGGCGATCAGCTCGCGCTCTTTGCGGACGAGGCGATGGCGGTTGCGCTTGCGGCTTTGAAGGATGCTATCGCCGAGAAAAACCGCGCGGTGATGTCCACAGAGCGGGATGGCCCGTCTGTTTTTACTTCGAAGGAAGCGGTCCTCGATCTCGATGCGGCGAAGGCCCTCTTACGGGCTGCCATGGACGCCCGAAGAATGCTTGAAAGGCGGAAAACTCCTCAGCGGAAGGCACAAGCGGTATCTGAGGCGGTTCAGGATCTGTTTGATCTGGGGCCTTGGAAGGTGAAGAAGACGGATCCCTGAGGGCTCTCCCTAACGTCTCATTCTCCACCGCCCGCACTTTCGCATTGCCCCACGTCCAGCACTCCCCGCTCTCCTCCTGGAAGCAGACCCACATGAGATCATGGTCGATCCCGTAATCGATCAGCACATGGGCCAGCGCTTTTCCTTTGGGCGTCGAGACGGGGAGGGGCGGATTGAGTTGCAGGAGCATCTTTAGTCGATCTTTCCGAGGTAGTAGAGGGCCGCGATGAAGATGGCTAGGATCAGCGCCGCTATCACGGCTTCGGCTCCGGCAAATCCCCAAACCTCCCATCATCCCTGACGCCGAATGGCTCCTGATCGTGGATGAATTTTAAGACCGCCCTGTCGGCCGCACTGATCTTGATCGCCACCGGCTCCATGAGCTCCCTCCCCATTATTATTAAGTTCACTGTGCGCACATCGTCATGCCTGCAGCCTGGAAGCTGTCGAGCGACTCAAAGAGACGCCTGGGACTCCAGGACACTTCTCCGCACATGCGCTGCTCGAGCGCCTTGTCCCGGAGCCACCGGAGGGCTTCAATGCCATAGCGCTTCAGCGCCGCCTCCATAACGGCGTGGACGGGACCGAGTCGGACAAAGGCGCCGCGCTGCCGCCGCTCCTCCGTCGGCACGTAGAGGGTCTCTCCGATTATTTTTGCTTCCTCTTCAGGGGTAATAATTGGGAAGTTTTCTTTGCGAGCTTCCTTTAGGAGTTTTCGGCCGTCAGGCGACCGCTGGTTACGGTCGTCTCCCGACCGCTGGCTTTGGTCGGCTGATGGCTTTTGGCTCGCTGTCCAGCGGTCGTCTCCCGACCGCTGGGATGCGGTTTCGGGCGCGAGTGCCGGCTCCGGTCTCTCAACATGAGCGCCGTGAGCTTCCTCGAAGTTGGCGAAGACCCGGTCGGTCAGCCTGTAGGCATTAGCCCCATTCCGACCGTGCCAGCGCTGCTTGCGCCGGGTGATATAGCCCCGCTCGATGAGATCGGCGACGGCCGCTTTGACGGTGGTCGTGCCGAAACCTGAGTACTCGGCAAGCTTTTCGATAGTGACGAACCATTCGGCGCTAAAATCATTGAAGTTAATCAGGCTGCCGATGACGGCCAGGACTGACTTGGAAGGACCGGCTAAGTCCCTGATATAGCGGATTGCGGTCAGGTATCTACCGCCCGCATACCGGTCAAAACCAGCTGCCGGGGCGTTCGACAAAGTATTCTTTGATGAATGACGGGGCTCGGAGCTCACGAGACGGATCGACATGGCACTCTCTTCCCTATTTCCCAGAAAAAGAGGCTTGCAATGCATGACCGTGAGGCCTTATATCTGCACCCAAGCGCAGTTCTTCTGCGGAGTTAAAAAAGGGAGTCGGCAGCAAATCCTAAAAAGCGCCGGCTCTCTTTTGCTTTAGTGCGGTCAACTTAGGATATTAGCTGGCTCCTTTGCAAGCTTGTAATTTATCTCCGAAGAGGGCTCACCTCGATTGAAAACGCCACCTGCGCCTCCACGGGTTACGCAGCCGGTGCTCAACGTTAGCGCTGGCGGACTTTTTTGCGGGGAGCCTTTCAGAAGCTTGCCCGTTAGCTCTCTTGGTAGGTTTCTTGGTAGGTTTCTGAGCGCTCAAGGTCGATTGGATCACGTTCTTTAAGGTTTTCTGTGCTCATGGCTTCGGTTCCGGCAGGCGCAGCGCTATCTCTTGAAGCATCGCGGACTGAAAATCCATATGCGTGAGCAGCGCCTCAGTATGCCATTCCAGTTCCGCTACTTCCAGCCTGTCCAGCATTTTTTGAAGAAGGAATGCTCTTCTTTGTATCGACTCATTTGTCATGACCCATGCACCTTACCCTCAGGCTTCAATGGCAAATCGCATGGCACAATATCGCCCAGCGTATCCCGTTTGACGATGCTGCCCGCTTCAAACTCAAGATACGTCACATGGTCGATGCAGTGCTCTGCATGCCCGAGCCAAGTCTTCTCGGCCTCTCGCCGGCAGCTACCACATCCCGTCACCACCGCGCTGGCGATAAGGATCAGTAAAATAATCGCGTCACTCAAAGTCTGCCCCCACCCTGACTTCAGAACCCTCTCTTTGACCACGGAGATCGATCTTAGCCGCGCCGATGCACGGGAGACCAGGGAATAACGCCAGGTCGACCACAAGCTCCTCGATGCGGTGACCGCGGGGATCGTTGGGGATCCCGGTGATCTGCACCAGGTCGGCGTTACGAAAGAGCATGCCATCGAGGGTCGTCACATCATGCTGGCCCATGTGCTCGGCCGTGTAGGGAGGCTGCGAGAGCTTACCGCGGATGCGCAGGTCATCGAGGAAGGCACCGGTGAGGAACTCCGCAGGGATGACCACCTCCTGGTCGCCCTTGGTCACATCGCCGTTTTGATGCATGAGATCGAAGGCCAGCACGACATGCTGCGCCCCTTTCTCCAGCTTCCCGAGCGTGCAGATCATGGTGCCGCCTACCGCAGGCCTGCGGGTGCGGGAAGGGTCCACGACATAGTGCGCACTGTCGCTGATCAAGGCCTTGGCGACGTTGATCTGTTGACACGCAACGACACACATCAACAACGCTAATGTTCGCACGATGGGCAAGCGTAGACCCTCCCCGTTTCGGTTAGTGAGCCTTGATTATCCCATAGAGCCGACGCCCAAGCACTCCCGTAAGCATGGTCGGAGAACCAGGCGTAGCGCTCCAGGTAGGGGAGTTGCTCCAGTTTGGGCACTAGCGCGCGGATGTAGCGCGAGATGCGGTCTTGGTTGTTGTCCCAAAGGGCGCCAAACTCAGTGAACCAGATTGGTAAGTTGTACCGCTGGTGCTTCTCGGCCAGAAAGGCCACGGTGCGGACTGCCGCCTGCTCCGGGTCCTCAAGGCTCAGCTCATAATGGTGGAGCGCCAGGAAGTCCACATGGCAGCCGGCCGCAAGGAACTTGTCGAGCCAGGTATAGTCCCAGGCCACCGCCGGCGAACCGAGGCGCCGGCCAGTCCCCTCCAGCCGCGGCCAGATCTGGATGGCCCGCTGGACCGAGAGGCAGGTCCCGCCGCGGCCGCAGTTGTCCGGCTCGTTGAAGCCCAGGAGCGTTCCTGGCCCCTTTAAGGCCTTGAAGACCAGGGTCAGGTTGTCCCGCTCCCCCCAGATCATCGGGACGAATCCAGGGGCATTTCCGCCGCCCTGGGATGGCTTCCAGTTGTACCACCAGGTCGCCCCCACCTCGGGGGCCTTGGTGCCGGGAAAGGCCCACATGCCGACGCCCTTTTCTACGGTCTGCCCAAATGCTGGGAGAGCGGCCGATACCCACAAAACAAGTGCTGCGATAGCTCGGCGCATTGGCTTTTCCTCGCTGCGATTCTCAAACGGGATGCCCGCTTGCGTTTATTGTCCTCGGAGGCGTTTTGAAGCCGGCGCGACCCCTTGGCGGCGCAGCGCGGGCAGCGCTCGATGTCGATCCAGCCGTCGCTGTTGTTGACTTCACCCGTCCAGCGCTTGCTGCAGCCGGGGCAGACTCGATTATAAGTCACCATGGCATCTCCTCGGTAAGCACCGTCTTGTCCATCCCGAGGGTCCGCCGGCCAAACTCGGCGATCAGTGCCGCCTCGCAAAGGCCGTCATGGGGCAGCCGGCGCCCCTGGACCATCCAGGTCTCGCTGGGGAAGAGCCGGGATGCCGCCTCAAAGGATCGCTGTTTATCCACAGTGGTTGCTTTAGTGCCCATATGCATGACGCGGCACCAGTCGGCCGGGCGTACCAGCGTGTGCGGGATCTTGAGGGTGCGCAGTATCCCCAGGATTTCCCCAAAGCCCTGGCCGTAGGTGAACATCGCCACCGCCGAGGGGCGGACCGTCACGCCGTTGCCGCGGTCCTTGTTCATCACCTGGGCCTTTTCGACGAAGACGTGATCGGGGCGGAGCTTGGAGTACTTGCCGTCTACAAGGATTGAGAGGCCGACCGAGAGGAGTTCTTTGAGGACGAGGCGCCCATCGTGATCGAGGACGCAGTAGCCACCGTCTTTGCCTGGGTCGATGCCCGCGACGATCATTTACACCCCACAGTTTTCCCAAAAAAGATGCCCCATGATGAAGCCAATGCCAAAGGCCAGCACCGGGTACTCCTTCGACCACTGAAGCAGCGTGTAAGAAATCGTTGCCGGGACGCCAAAGCGCTTGACGAGCCAGCCGTCGATGGCAAAGACGATCACGATAACCGCAACGATGATCTGCTGGGTCAAAGTGAGATGCATGGGCGTCCTCATGGATTGGATGAGGAGACTCTAACAAAAAAAGAGAGGCCTAGTATAGGTCTCTCCCATAGGTGCTTCATGGATCCTATCAACGAGTGTAGCCCAGGATGAGAGGCCGTGCTAGAACTACACCCGTAGTGTTTCATACTCGGCCCCGGAGCTTTTTGCTTCGGGGTCCCTTTCTCTCGTAGGCGAAGAAGGCCAGCACTGGTGCCCGTGGACGCATGGGCTGTGACGTGCCGAAGGTTTGGGGCGCCTCTTCCCCAATCCTTCGCTTGACGCGAGGTTATGGGCAGTGATCACTTGCCATAACCAGTCACTCAATTCAATCTCGGCCACAATCTGGTGTGTAATCCCCAACTGCTCACCAATTTCGTCGGGCACTAGTGTACGGTGTCCGGCTCAACTTCCAGACCGCGCAGCTTGTATAGTGCGCCGAGAGTGCAACAATCCCCATCCGCCCTGACTAGGTCTTCGGTGATGGTGATCCCCCGTCGTAGTCACCGAAGCTAAGCTGGGCGGCAACCCCGCTCTGCATTGCGTGGAGCGCTGCTAAGTACCGTTCTTTCGCTTTCATTTGCCCTGACCCCCTTGGCTTAGTGTTTGGACTGCCCGGCGGAAATCTTCCCGCTCATTGATATAGGCGAGCTTGACGCTGACATGGCCCTCACTGCCCTTTACCTTGTTGTAATAGTCCGCAGCGGCGAGCCACTTGCGGCCCTCTTCCACCACCGCTTCGAGCTTTCTCACGAGCAAAAGCTGCTCATCGATATAAGCTGCCAACGCCATAACTCCGCGAGCAAGGCGGTTGGCTTCGACCGTAGTCTTACCCTCCATAAGTGTAGACTCGGCTAGGTCCATCAGCACGTCAAACCGATCTGTTTTTTCGCCAAGGACCGTTCCTATGATGTCATGCGGACTAGTCATCCCACGTCCTCCCGTCCGGTTACATGAACCGCCGCGTATTGTGCTGTACTGCCGCCAATAGCAGATTTAGCCTGTTGTTCAGAGCTGTAAGCGGTAACGATTGCCCGCGTCTTACGGTCAATGATTGCCCAGCTGTCCACTTCGATTAAATCCACCCACCGGCCGACAATGTCTTTGGGGTCCTCCTGCTTGGCCAAACAGCGACCTTGCAGATCCCAATACATGGCGTGTATAGAGTCCTGCGCGTAACCCATCACCGGGTATGCAACGTGGTTGCCTGTGAATGGGTGCCTCTCCGTGACTGATACGAGGACGGCCTTGGTGCCGTCTCTCAGCCGAACGTATGCGCCGGGTTGCCTCCAGTCGGGGCGCGTAGGTTCGGCGATATTGGCGGTGTCGTCCGGTACTTCGGCGATCAAATCAATCGGGCTCGGGTTTTCGGAAGTAGTAAAGAAGCGGGCGTTTTCCATATAAACGACGTGTCGAATGGGGTCCTCGAACATAGATTCATCCCTCGTGTATCTCACTAGAGGGCCTATGATAATGCCGTCTCTGCGTTTGTACCGGCGCCCTTCTCGCAATTTCAATTCGTCATCCACCAACTCCCAAGTGCCCACTTCGGGGTCGTCCATCAGCCACCACTCATCGTCTTCTAGAGAATATCGTCCCTTGTCATAATCGATTTCACGCAAGATGCCCTCCGTGGGGCATTCACCAACCCGGCGCACACGACGTCCAATATGTTCTTTAGTGAGTTTCATTTGCGAACCTCCTGCTGCACGACGCGACGACCATTCTCCAGTACAGTCTCTGCATCGCTGAGAACGATTTCATCGGACTCAGATGCTACAAATGTCCCGACATGGACCCCTGCATTCACAGTTCGAACCAAGACAAACTTCCCAATCATCGTCTTTCGCCCTTTCAAAACTTCCTGCTGTTGTTCTGGAGCCGCGCCCTATCTTCCGCGGCTTGCCAGGCCCCATCAACCACAATTGCGTAGGTCCATTATGCGTAGCGCTCCTTTTTCCACCACTCAAGACGCGGCGGAAGGCCAAGGAATGTGATTATTTCGCCGTCTTCCATGCGTGCTTCCTTGCCACATTCCGAGCAGGTAAATGGGCCTGCTTCCCGTCCTATCTCCGTCGAAATGACCAGCGATCCATGCCGGTCAAGGGCTGACATCATCCAGACCCCTTTCGTCGATTTAAGGACCCTTTTTGCCACTCTCAGAGGCAATCCTACGCGCCGCCATCTCAGCTCGCTCCCATTCCGGATCGACCCCCAGGCCGCTTACCGCCCTGCAGCGGCTGACCCAATCCAAGAAGGCGCCCGGTTTCATTTCTGATTTCCTACGCTTATATTCCCGAACCAGCGGCGGCAGCTCAAGGCGTCCTTTGCCCTGAAGCATGTCGGCGATGTCTTGGGCCTCATAAAAGCCATCCAGGTCGAACTTGTGGAGCTGGGCCAGTAGCCACTCCGCATGAGAGTCGCGATGCTGGTCAAAAGGCACGCCAATGATGGCCATCACTTACCTTTCTTGCCAAACTCGCCGCGAGTTCCGCTGCTCTTGCTCTTTGCTTTGATCTCGCTGAGACGCGAGTACCCAGACGTGCGGATGTTTCCGAAAACCAGCTGCATATCCAGGTAAAACGCTATCTTAGCCTCGGCATGGCGATGCTTATCCACAATCAGCATGTCGCGCTGGTCTTCCTCATCTGTCCCCGCTGCGCGGTGAACGAGCATCACCGTATCGGCGTCTTGCTCAATGCTGCCGCAGTCCTTGAGCATGCTCATCCTGGGCAAGCTTACGCCGTCATCGGCACTGCGGTTGAGCTGGGCACACACCAGGATGGCCGTGTGAAACTCCTGGCTGAGCTGTTTGATGGCCCCGGTGATGTGAGTCAGCTCCGCCGTGCGGTTGCCAAAGAACTGCCCCGTCTCGCCGGGGATGAGCTGTTGGACGTAATCGATGACCACAAGATCAATCTGGTGCTGGCGGCACATGATCTTCATACGGTGGGACACATGATCCCAGTTGGGCATGCTGCGGTCGTCCATGTAGAAGGCCCGCGACTGGATGTCCTCAATCGCCTTGGTGAAGCGATTGGTCTCATCCTCGTCAAAGTCGCCAGTGAGCATCTTCTGCGTGGTAATGCGCGCGCGCATGGCCACCAGCTTCTTGAGCAGCTCGACGCTGGTCATCTCGTGGGTGAAATAGAGGACGCCAAACCCCTGCTCGGCCGCCGACAGGGCTATGTTGAGCGCGGTGGTGGTCTTGCCCACCCCAGGCCGGGCACCCAGAACATGAAGCCCTTGACGGTTCAGTCCGACGTAATGGGCATCAAAGTCCTCAAGGCCGGTGGGGATTAAGATCGCTTTGCCCTTCTCGGCGTCCGCCATGGCCTTGGTCATGGCATCGAGAAGCCGCTCGGTAGCCTCGGCAATATTGATCGCGGCACCCATCTTGACCGGCTCTATGGCCGCGACAGCCGTCAAGGTTGAGCTAACCCGGTCCTGAACTGCCGGGACTGTATCGAAGACCTCGTGCTTCAGCGCATGGCTTAGACTCTGGGTCTTCTCGATAGCCTTTTCGGAGACCACCTTGGCCAAGATCCTGTTGGCGAAATAAATCTCATTCTGGGCAATCGGCGCGTGCTCCATCATCTCGGCCATCTCTTGGCACCAATCAGAGCTCTCTTGCGGAAGCTGTTTGTATGCCTCGATAAAGTCGAAGGGCCGCCCCTCATCGCCGAGGGTGAGGATGATCCTGTAAAAGGCCCGGTGGCTCTCGCGGTCAAAGTGGTCCGGTCTGAGGCCCGTCTCCATGACATGACGCAGGGCCGTCTTCTCGTAACCGCCTTGGTGCCTCATCAACATGCCTAAAAGGTCAAATTCACAACGTTCTTTCTCAGTCAGGCGCGAGATGTGCCCTATCTGCTGGCCGAATGTTGTCATGACTCAAGCCTTGTCTGCGTAGCGACTTTCGGAAACATAAATGTGAGTGTCGGGCTTTATAGCCCAATCAAACGAAGCTACCCAGCCTTTCTTTCCCGTGCAGAAGGGCGAATCGTTGATGCACTCGAAGATCTGCTCCCAGTAGTCGAGGTCAGGCATCTCGTCGAAGCGGGCCGCAGCCTCGATGATCCTCCTCCGCATGAGCCCATTGCAGGGGCGCAGATTGGTAGCACACCGGTTCCACATCGCTTGCATGACCTGGGCCTTCTCCCTCTGCTCAGGAGTGACGGCTTCCTCCTGGGTCTTAATGAGTTCAAGGGAGGGGGAGGAGGGATGCGGCTCGCGCGCGCGCGCGCGTTCTTCTTCTCCCTCTTCTCTTTCTGTCTCAATAGGTCTCTTGAGAGGGCCCTTTATTGGGCCCTTTATTGGGCCCTTTATTGGGCCCTTGGCTGCTTGGCCAGCGAATATTTCCAAATAATTGCAAATGGTTATCACCATCGCAATTGGGCCCTTTTTTGGGCCCTTTATTGGGCCCTTTATTGGGCCCTTGTGATTTCCACAAATCGAGATCAGTCCGCGGTCAACGAGCCACCCGAGGGTGCATCGGACCTTCTTCTCGGACACGTTCAGGATGTCGGCCAGATCGCGTCGGCTGATTAAAACCTGACCAGCTTTGAGGGTGCCCCCCTCCTGGAGTTCGTCTTCGCCGTCACACCAGTTGGCCTCGTTGGCGAGGAAGCAGTAGAAGCTGAATTTGTCGGCGGCGCGAAAGAAGGGATTGGTGCGATCTTTGAAGTTGCAGAATGCTCTAGGAAGCTTTAGAAACGGTCTCGTCATGGTTTGTTCCCTTGACTTTTGAGACCGGGCACCGCAACATGCACTTATCGATTAGGAACTGTTGCGGAGTTCCGGACTCTTGAAGACCTCGACTTAGCGCGTCGGGGTCTTCGCATTTTTGGTTAACCAGCCATCATCTTCCTGTAAGTGCTCCGATTGCTGTCCCGTCACTGTGCTCCCCTCATCGGCACAGGTCAAGCAACTATGCAAATTTGACCCATCTGCCCATGCGCTGCTAAAATCTTCGGCCCGCTTATTTAAGCTTGCCAAGGCCTTCGCCAACCTTTATCAAGGTTCCGAGAAAATAATGAGATTGGAGGAAGCACAGTGAAGTTTACGCGAGAAGAAACCCTCGCTGAGGTTCAGCGCCTACACGGGGAAGGGAAAACACTCATGGATATCGTCGCCGAGCTTAACCGCGCCGGTCATCGCAACGCCTGGGACAACGAGCTGTCGCAGCAAAACGTCTCAATGATGCTCAAGCGCGCCGAGGAAGACGCCAAAGTGAAGCAGCGGAAGGTCGTGATCATACCGGCCGCGCCAGCGGACAAAGAGGCCGCGCGGGCGATGCTGGCGAAGAATCCGACGGAAGGGAAAGCGCTGCTCGCGCAGCAGATCCTGGCGACTAAGGATATCGAGTTGCCGAAGCGTTTTGCGATGACGATCGAGGTGCTTGTCTCATGACGGAGTATCAAAAGATTGCTAGCTTCGACATCACGGAACCCTGTACTAGCGAAACCATATGTTTGGGCATGGTGAGGTGCCTCGATTCCGGGATTTTATCGCTTATTATTGACGCCGACGGATGGAGGCTCGTTACCTATAGCAAGGGGCTCGTGTTTGGTGATCTGCGCCCGTCGCTGAAATTTTGCGCCTTTTGCGGCGTCGATTTTTCTGCCATTTGGCCGACGCATGCGAATAATCGCCCGCGGGATTTTTACCTGGACCGCGACGGGAAGGAGATGAAGTCATGCTAAATGTCGCCTACCTCACGTGCCCCTGTGCGAAATGCCAGGCGCTGCCGGTCGAGAAGCGCCAGCAGCCAGACGAGACACTTGTAAAGCTTTTAAGGAGTTTAGATGAACAGATTGCCCAGGATTATCCCGGCATTGTTGAAGGCATTACGATTACGTCCTGCGTCCGCTGCCCGGAGCATAACGCCGCTATCGGTGGCGCCGCGGACTCTCAGCACGTCCACGGTTTCGCGGCTGATATATCGGCGCCTACTTCAGAGCTGAGGTACGCGATTGTAGAGCGAGCCACGGGGTATGCAGTGCGGTTTATTGAGGTTTGCCCGCGGCATGTGCATGTGGATCTGAGGCCGGGGCCGCTGCGTTTGATTATCGGAGCTGATGAATGAGCACAGAAACCTGGCTAGTGGCCGTCAATGTCGGCGCGGAGGGAGAGGTGTTCTCTTTCCCGAGCAAACAAAAACGCGATGATTTTATCGCAGTAATGGAGAAACACAATGTTCGGTGGGCAATACCTGCGGAAGATTTGACTTACGCACATGGGAGGGCCGTGAATTGAAATCGCTTTGGATCTGGATGCCGCACCCTGGCCATTTTATTTGCGCATTTGACTGCAGGTTCCACCTGAATACAAAGGTCGGCAAATATCTGGTGAGCACCGTTGGCGAGCTATTGCCTGATGAAGGGGTGAGAGAGATTTTGGCGAAACAACGCGGAGTCACTTTAACGGGTCAAGGAGATATGCGCCGCGCCGATTTTTTGCGGAAAGTTGGCTTTGATGACATAGGTCATGATCGCAAATACGAAACGATAGTGTTTCCCGTTCGCGCTGCGCATGATGACGAGGAAAAGTGTTGCCCGTGGCGTGTTAAAGATTTTAAAGAGCTTGACTGTTGCGCTTATAAAAACGCTGAGGAAGCGAGGATTGGTCACGTGGAAATGTGCGAAAAGTGGGACTTAAAATGAGCAACCAACTACCTCAGCAAATGCGCAAGAACCTAGCCCTTCTCTCTGAAGCCGATGAAGCCCTCACCATCCAGGTCGATGTCGCCGCCCTGGTGGCCACCCTGCGCGATAACGTGGATGAGGCCAAGGCGATCAAGGACGATTTGGAGATGATGGAGGAGCACTTCCGCGCCAAGGCGGAGCCGTTTCTAAAGGCAGCCCGCTCGTGCAAGGCCGAGCGCGAGCGGATGCTGGGGCAGATCAAAGAGGCGCTGCTGGAGCAATACGGCGATAGGCTCCCTGGCAACGATTGGCGTATGCAACTCAACAGCGCGGCTGAGGTTTTAGAGCTTGAGGGACTTCCTACAAGGTTTGACTATGACCTTTATCCCAATTATGTGCGCCTCTCCTTTGAATGGGACAAGGAACAGATCGAGAAAGACTTGAAAAATGGTGTCAATTTGCCGTTTGCTCGGCTAAAACGTTCGAAAGCGTTGCATTTCTATCTCAATACCGAACGAACCTTTAACCAAAAACGACTGAAGGAAACCACCAAATGAACCCGAACGTGGAAGAAAAATTGTTAGGTTATGATGAGGCTCATGCTGTGTATTACGGCCCGCACTGCTCCGGCTCTCCAAAGATCGATAAGCTGGCGGCAGCGCTGTCGGCCTGCCAGGCAGCGATGAAAGCCGCTGCCAAGGACGCTACCAACCCGCACTTTAAAAGCTCCTATGCCGATCTCGCTTCCTGCTGGGCCGCTGCCCGCCCCCACCTTGGTGGCCTCTCCGTGATGCAGCCGGTGACCTCAAGCGGCAAGACGGTCATCGTAACGACCCTGCTTCTACACACCTCGGGCCAGTGGCTCAGCTCGCACTTCCAGCTAGAAGCCCGCGACGCCACCCCGCAGTCTCTTGGCTCTGCGGTGACTTATGGCCGGCGCTACGGCTTCTGTGCTGCCCTCGGGATCAGCGCCGATGATGACGATGACGGCAACGAAGCGAGCCATGAGCCGCCCCAGCGGATGGCCCGCGACGATGCCCCGTTCACAGGGCATAGGCCACCGGCGCAGCACCAGCAACCCCGCGGATACACGGGCGCCGCGAATCAGGTCAAGTGGCTGGAGAACGAGCTGGGCAAGCGGTCGATCGCCGAGGACTTCTATCCCGAGATCGAGAGGCGCATGATGGGCCGCCAGGCGACTGAGCTGGATGCGGTCATCAAGGAGGCGCTGGCACAATGACGGATGAAGCCGCCTTGATCCACGCCTTTGGGCCAATCACTTGTGACAAGATCCGTGCCCTTGGCCCATGCTATGACCCGGCCGAGAAGCTGCCCGAGAACTATGAGGGCAGTGTGGTGGATTTCTTACGGCAAGAGAACGTACCGACTCGCGATCGGATTTGGGTAGCTAAGCACTTTCTGTCTGACAGAACAAATAGGCTGTTTGCGGTGTGGTGTGCGCGGCAGGCACTAGCACTACAGACATCTGTTGATCCCCGTAGTATTGTGGCTTGTGATGTTGCTGAGCGTTTTATAAAAGGCGAGGCAACAGAGGCGGAACTTGCGGCGGCTCATTCGGCGGCTCGTTCGGCGGCTGACTCGGCTGACTCGGCGGCTTCGGCGGCTGACTCGGCGGCTGACTTGGCGGCTTACTTGGCGGCTCGTTCGGCGGCCTCGGCGGCTTACTCGGCGGCTCGTTCGGCGGCCTCGGCGGCTTACTCGGCGGCTTCGGCGGCTGACTGGGCGGCTCGTTCGGCGGCTGACTCGGCGGCTCGTTCGGCGGCTGACTTGGCGGTTCATTCGGCGGCCTCGGCGGCTCGTTCGGCGGCCTCGGCGGCTGACTCGGCGCAAATTAATTACTTAATCGAGTTAATTGAACGAGAAGAGCCATGAACTTTCAGCTTTCTGAATTTCTATGCAAGCACTGCGGCCAAGGGCGGCGGCGTTAGGATTTGTCGTCGGCTGCCTTCCGGTCGATCAGGCATTCAATTCGATCGGTGCATTGGTCAACGAGCTAATGTCTGCTTTTGATGGACAAGTCAGCCCACGGATCTATAAGGAGGAGCCCCATGGGCAAGCAGAAAAATGAAGACCAGATCCACGAGACCGCAGCGATGGATATGGCCGTCGTTATGGCGCAGCTCGTCAAGAAGTATCGGCACTATCCCAAGATCTTGGCCATGGTGCTCACCGATTCGCTCGGGGCGTACCTCGCGATGGTCAGCGACACGCCGCAGAAAGCCATCGACATTGCTGTGAAAAGGCTCCAGAATGTCGAGATAAACCAAGTTAGAGCCTCGTATTATGGATTTAAGCTAGGAGTAGTCGAAAATGACCGAGAAGAAACAACGCCGCCCACAGCAAGTCCCGGAAGCCCTTCTGTTAGCGAGAGCGGTGCGCCTGTTTTCCAAGGCGAGCCCAGAGGACGCCGCCCGGACGGTGAAGTATCTAGCTGACAAGTTCCCTGGTGCCCGCCCGGCCGTGTAACATTAGTATGTGGCAATCACATACGAAAAAGTAACGGACTGGCTCGTGCCCGCCATCTTGGCGGGCGCTGTGCATATGCTCATGCAAATCAAGGACGAGCTGGCGGCTGTCTCGCAGTCGCTGGCCGTCTCAGTGGCCCAGGAGTCGGAGCTTGAAAGGCGCATTACAAGGGTCGAGCGATCCCTCAATCGGATGGGTGAGCATCCAGGAGATCAAGAACATCTGGATCGAGTTCCTTCGCGAGCTGGACGTGAGCGTGATGCCCAAGGGCGGACCGCCGGCGAGCCGGGAGGAAGTCCTTAAGCTCTTCGATACAGTCCAGCACCGGCTCTATGCGCGAGCACAGGCGAACTTCGATGTCTTCCTGCCGCAGTACCGGGCTGAGCTGGCGACGAGGCCGGCGCCGGATGTCCCGAGCGGGAAACAGCAGCATGAACAGAGGGTGGCGGCGATGCGGAATAGGACGACGGGATGAAGAAGAAGGCCTACCTGAAGAAGATCCTTGAGGTTGTCGATTGTCTGGCAAATCCCTGTGATCATGATTTCAATTTTGATTCAGCACTGAAAGCCCAGGGGCAACGAGTCGATAAGATTATCGCGGATGTGGCCCTGCTGAACCGGACAGCCGTCGAGCATACCAATCTTCTCGTGCGGCTTTGTGACAGTATGATCGAGATCAAGAAGTTAAAGGGCTGGCCCGATGGGGTCCAGGTAGGCCACATGTTCGACGCCTTGATGATCGACATCGGCGACCTTTCCGCAAAATTGACGAAAATCGAAGCGCAAAACAACGAACTCCGTGCGATGATTGCGAGGATCAATCAACCACGCGAGGACAACGACAGTGACGACTAGGGCCGTTCATGCGCTGATCTGCTACAAGAACTTCTCCAAAGAGTGCCACGTCTCCCATATCGGGATGGGCGTCACCGCTCAGTACACGGCCAAGACGCTGCGGGCCAACGGCTACTTCGCTGAGGCGCTCCCGATCTTCGGCGCGGATGACCTGACCGCCTTTATCGAGAAAGCAGAGACCTCGCCGCGGCCGGTGACCCATGTCGTCATCTGCGCTCAGTGGATCCCCACCGTGTTCCTGGCCAAGCTGGCGCGCCAGTTCCCGCACATCGAATTTGCACTTAACTGCCACAGCAATGTCGCCTTCCTCCAGGCAGAGCCGCCAGCCATCAACCTGGTGCGGGAGGCCATCGACCTTGAGACGGGGCTTAGCAACTTCCACGCCTCATCGAATAACGCCCGCTGCGCCCAGGCCTTGGAGTTCATGTATGGACGGCCCCTTACGTACCTCCCTAATCTGTACTTTATCCACGGGCAAGAGCCTATCCATCGACCTCTCTATAACGGAGGCACTCTCAGAATCGGAGCGTTTGGCAGCCTGCGAATCTATAAGAACTTTAGTACCGCAATTGCTGGCGCCATTGAGCTTGCAAACCAGCTCAAGGTGCATGCGGAGATCTGGATTAACTGTGGTCGCCACGATGGGGCGGGAAACGTCGTCTACCGAACCGCCGTCGCCTGGACCCAGGGCCTCCCTAATATCACGCTTAAGGAGTTTCCCTGGGCGAGTTGGCCGGAGTTTAAGCGCAAGATCGGGGCGATGAATGTGCTGGCCCAGCCGTCATTTACTGAGACATTCAACAACGTGACGGCCGATGGCATAGCCGAGGGGGTCCCTTCCGCGGTAGGAGAGGCCATCGAGTGGGTACCCGACTATTGGAGGTGCAATGCTGACGATTCGACGGCGCTTGCGGGGAGGATGCGCGGGCTTTTGTTTGATCCGCAGGCGGCTGCCGATGGGTACAAGGCGCTCAAGCGGTATGTTGACGCCGGATTGCCGTACTGGCGCGAGTTTCTCGTTTTGAACTAAATCTGGAGAAATCTCGGTGAAAATCTATGAATGGCGTGAGGGTGTGAGTCCCGAAGAGCTTGCCGAGGGAGCATACTGGGAGCGCAACATGCTGGCGCTCCGCTATGCCAAAGGCTAGTATTACGACGATGTTACAGTGGTCCATACAGGAGGCAAAATGAGTCAGCGCAAATTGGAATTTGAACCTGTTGAATGGCACAACAGAGGAGAAGGAGAACCATCGAAAGGACTCTTGGTGGCGAAAATAAATTCGATGCCTCTTTCCCTTCCCATGCTTACGTTCATTCCCAAGAATAAATTTTTAGAAGATTCGACAAAGAGAATATTTCGGCGCGTGTTGGGTCAGCTCCGCGACGAGCTAAACGAATTGGACCTCAGCGAACCCGCGACAGCGCCGGACTCCCCTTCATCCCCAGCCGCGGAACCAACTCCCCCGAGTTAGCCGCCATGTGCCCGGCCGGCCCTCGCGTGAGGATGTAGTCGGCGATCGCCCGGCCAATATCCCGCCCGAGGGTCTCCAGCTTCACCATGTAAGCCCCGACATCGGGACCATTGAGCTGGAACGGCTCCAGGCGTAGGCCCACCGTGCCGGCGACCGCGATTACCGGGTCATCGACATCGACGATCGGGGTGATCCCCGCGTGGAAGTAGCAGCAGTAGGTCTTCCCCCAATGGACGACCGCCTCCCCCACCAGACACCCCAGCTCTGAGGCCTCTGGCATGCCCAGGAGCACACGCGAGCGGTTCACCTTGGGCGGATGCTTGGCGTAGGACCAGCCGGCGTCACAGTGCAGGACAAGCGTGTTTGGCGAGATGCCGCAGTGCCGCTGCCCGTAGGGCACCCCGGGCTTCTTGCGCGTCTCCGCCTTCCTGACCCGGACGCCGGTTGTATCCAGCTCGTCATAGAGTGCCGCAACATAGCGATCGATCACATCGAGGCTCGACATAGTACCGATGCAGTGCCCCCGGTCATACCGCTCGCCGTCGTACCCAAGCGCCGGGACTATGTAGACCTCGTGGATCATGCTTGGAGGGCCGCGATGACGCCGTTGAGGGCGCTGTCGAGGGCCGCGGCCGCGTCCTGGGCCAGAGGGGCAAACACGCCCGTTACCTTGGCCTCTTCAGTGGCGATCAAGGCCTCCAGTTGCTGGAGGATCGTGACGAGGACCGCCTTGGCGTCGGCCGAGGTCACCGCGTCCTTGAGCAGTTGCTCGATGAGCGGGCTGATGATGCCGAGGAGGAATGGAGGGATTGAAGGCATGGGACACTCCTTATTTCAAAGGCCCGGGATTGGGCGTTAAGGCAACATGTTAGTCAACGCGAGTCGCCCGCAAATTCCAATATTCTGAAACTGATCCAGCGCCGACCGTGCGAATATTTAGATAGTACGTAGTGCTTGTAGAAATTGTTTTGCGGATAGGACCGATAGAACCTGAAGCATTAGATGTGGTCCCAGGAACTGATACATATGTTAAGTCATAGCCGACCGTACATCCCGACTCGCTTGCGCTGATGGTATTTATACAAAATACGGCCGCCGTTATGCCAGACGCTGAACCGATAACTACCGTTGAAGTTACATCCCATGAACCCGCTGATAGTGTGATTGAGGCTTGTTGCGTGGACGTTCCGTTGGACCCGCCTGTTCCATTACCTGTCGATTGGATTAATTCTCCGACATACCCAGACCCAGCGGTTGATCCGGTACTATTGCCGGGAAGCCCAGCGGCCGCAACAAGCCCCGCACTCGTCCCCGGCACGACGATGTTGGCCGTGCCGACCTGGATGCGGTTGGAGAGGTTTTGGTTGGCGCCGAGGGCTAGCGTTGAGACTAGAGATAATATCCAGATTATTGTACGCATCAGCTTCCTGCTCCTTCGTAAAATCCTTCGAACCAAGATAAACCGACCTGAGTCGCATTGTTGTAGACGGTTACGGTATGGCTACCTGATGCTGAGGTAATCGCTAACTGAGAGTAAACCGCATCACCTGATGAAAGAATAATTGATCCGCTAAGTTCAAGGGCGTTTCCAGAAAAGCCTGTGGTCACTTTCCTTAGAGTTTGCGAGCCATTTTTGACGATCTGCATATCAATAGTATCTGTAGTGAGTAAACCACCGGCAAACCAAAGCTGAAGTGTGAAGTAATAAACGCCAGGTATTGTGCAATTGAATGCCGTTACCCCATACGTCGCATTGTTTCCGAAGTCAGAATTGCTATTCCAATTTGTGGTGGTCCAATTAAATAGTGTGGGAGTCGGAGATGTCGAGGCAGTAATTGAAAAGTTTGCGTCAGATCTTACCGCTTGAAAGTTGCTGACCTTGTAGCCTGTCGTAAATGTCTTTTCTCCGGCGAACGACTGCGCTGATGTACTGACCTGCCCAGCCAACGTCGATGTCGCATTTGGGAGATAGTAAAACCCGTTGCTCGTCACGGTCCAGTAGCTGTTGGTATTGTCCCAGCTAACTTGCACGAAAGCGCCGCTGATGTTGGCGACAAGACAGCTTCCGGCAGTGATTCCCTGGATCGTCTGAGAGCCGTTTGGGCAGATCGTCAGCGGGTTAGTCGCCCATGTTGATGCGTCATCGACAAACTGAATCGTCGCCCCGGAAGCGCCTGCTGGCAGCGTCGCCGTGAAGGCCGATGACGTGGTGTTGACGAGGTAGTTATAGGCAGCGGCCGCGGTAAATGTGCTGGCTTCATAGGCCGTCGTAAGTCCTGTCGCCAGCGTGCCGCTGGTCCAGGTTGTCCCGTTGCTGAGCAGCACGTTCCCGCTGCTCCCTGGCGCGACAAAGGTCGGCGTCCCGGTGCCGTTGCCGAGCAGCACACCATTGGCGGTCAAAGAGGAAAGACCCGTTCCGCCGTTCGATACCCCAAGCTGTCCAGTGACGGCCGCGCTTTGCGCAAGCGACACCGCGCCATAACCAGGATTACTAGCCCCCATTGTCAGCACTTGATATTGAGACCCAGCCGCAAGAGAGGTAGGAGCCGAGCCCGCGCCTCCGCCCAAAACCAACTGGCTTGCTGTCAAAGCCGCGGAGCTACCGAGCGCGCTGCTGCTCGAAAAGTAAGGGATGCCGCCGCTCGTCCCGGCCACGGTCTCGCTGATAGTGCCGCTGCTCGTGACGGGGCTGCCGCTCACTGAAAAGATGCCACCGGCCCCGCTAAAACCTACGCTTGTAACTGTCCCACTTGTAGCTGGAGCCGAGCTTTGCCAAGTCGTCCCATTCGACGTAAGGACATGTCCCGAGCTTCCGGGGGCCACAACTTGAAAAGCACTGGTACCGTTACCAAGTAGGACGTCATTGGCGGTGAAAGATGCGGCCCCGCTGCCGCCCTGGCCAACGGAAAGAGGAGTCGTTAGGCCGCTTAAGCTAGTGATGTCGCTGTTCGCGCCTTTTGCGGCTTTCCCATTGATTTGCACCTGAACATCGCTGGTGGTCGTCGAAAGGTAGCTGATTTGAGTAGCGGTCGTAGCGCTTGAAGTTAGATAACCAGAGGCATCGGCGATAATAGCCGTTGAAGCGACGATGCTATTATCGCTTTGCGGGTAGACGTTGCCATTTTTGGCGACAAGATTTCCGCTATTGAGAAGCTGAGCCGAGCCACTGGGACCCCAAATGAGGGGCGCATCGGCAAGCGCCGCAATGGCCTGCATCCAGACAATAAGTGCAATGAGGCGCTTCATGGGGTGTTAATCCAAGCCGGTTATGATGAGTTCTCCCGATGTCGCATTGGCATCGAGCGCTTTATAAGCGATGCGCGATCCCGATGGGATGGCCAAGCTAAAACCGGCTGTACTGCCTCCTGGCGGCACGTAGAGCTGAGCCACCTCCGAGCCGCTACCGCCAACCCCGAGGATCATGGCGGACCCCGACGAATCAAAGATGATCAGTTGGGTGATAGGCGATGAGGTCGAGGCTACCAGCTGTACGTAGGAACCGGTTGTGACGGGAGTACTGGAGTAGCTATTATAAATCAAGGCTGCCGTTGATTTGCCGCCCTGCGTTACCGCTATGCTGGGCTGATTGGAAGCTATAACGGTACGCAGCGTCTGTGCCGAGTAATTGCCGGCGCCGAAATCAGCCGCCCCAGTAGCATTCCCGATCTGCGCCGCCGTGCGGAGCGTATCCGCGCCAACCACGCCGTAGTTATGGTCTTCTTCCAGGAGGCCCGAGAAGGTAAAGGACCCCGTAACGGGTAGTTCTCCAGTAGCAGGGTTGACCTCCAGGGCATACCAAGTATCAACGCCAACCCCCTTTACAAAGAGGCCGTCGTTGCTGATCTGCGAGCGGAAATAGGACGGCAGAGACGCCCACGGGGTGAGCACGCTCTGCGCCGTTGCTGCCTCGGAGGCCAGGAAAAGAGCACTAACCAGCGTAACCGCACGCCACAAGCCGGAGATCATAGCCCCCCTCCGCGATGATGTTGAGAGCGCAGGAACCCGCATTACCGACGAACCGCGCCGCCAGCCCCCGCATGAAACCCATGGCCAAGGACCACGGCGCGGGGTCGGCCGGAGAGGCGGCGAAGTTCTGTGACCACATTAATTTGGCCTTGTTTAGTCCCTGGAGATAAACAAGGTTGGTGTTAGTTATGGTAGTGAGACTGGAGACATCCACCGGCACATCGAGCCCGGTAAGATCCCAGAGCTCGACATAGCCGCCATTGGTGCCGTCGGTTTTGATCGAGATTTGCCCGATCCTGCCGCCCTTGGGTGCGAGCAGCGTCCCGCCAGGAGGGACCGGCAGCGCATTACCCGTCCCGGTGATCCAGTTTGGGTAAAGCTGTGTGAGGTTGCCGGTGGCAGCCACATAATTCAGCGGTATTGCGCCCCAACCTTCCATGGTCTAGCTCTCCTTGCGTATCGACACCATTTTAGCGAGATCGCCGTAGCCCCCGTCCTTGAGTAGCTGCTTGATCATCGCGGACTGCCTTTTCCTGCGGAGGTAAAACTGGTAGCGCCCGGCGTTGCCCGCTGGCGGCAGCGGCTCCGGGTGGTCGGCCTCCGCGTTACCAAGGCCATTTTCAGCGCGCAGGTCGCTCATGAGCTGTTTACTCAGCCCGTCGCCATAAAGCGCTGTCATGGCCTTGCTCATAGGCCCATCCCATAGGCGGTTTCGGCCTGGTCAGTGGGCATCCCGCCCATCTGCATCCGCGGTTGCTGCATCTGCTGGTCGGCCGCCAGCTTTTGGATCATGTAATCCTTGTCGGCAAGCGCCGGACGGTCGTCGGGACCCTGGTCGAAGGTCAGCTCGGACCAGCCTTTGACTTGGTTGGCCGGATCATCCGCGGAGAGCCCCGCCATCATCGGGTTCTGCGGCGAAGTCATCTGCGGGGAAGCGCCGGTGGCCACGTGAAAGGCCTGCAGCACCGCCTGATCGGGCATCTGGCTTAGAAACTGGAGCGCCATGTCGCGGGTAATCATCTTGGTTTTACCTTCCCTTGAGCTACCTGCTGTTTACCGGCCCGCTGCTGCGGCGCCGGCGTACCGGGCATCTGCCTTGAAGGCCCAGGCTGACCGGGAGGAGGCGCCTGGGTTGGTCCCGCGCCGCCGCCCTTCTTTTGGGCCTGCTGCTGCTGCATTTGCTGCTGTTGTTGCTCCATACTAGCAGTCTGGAAGATGGTTTGCACGGTCGGGGGCGGCTGCTTTTGGGCGAGCGCCATGAGCGCCGGGGTCTGGATCGAGGTCCCGGGGGCCGCGTTGCCCTGCTTCTCGTTCATTTGGATGATGTGGCGGTTGATATGGGTCTTAATCACCTGGAAGAACGCCGGATTCCTGGTAATCTCGTCAGAGTTTTGAATCAGGAAGTCCGTATGCTCATCGATGTGGATCGAATCGTCATCTTCCTCAAGAACCACCGGCAGACCCGTCGAGAGCGCCTCGCCGCCGAGGTGAAGCAGATCGCTATACTGCTCGTTCTCACGCTGAGCGCGGTCGCGGTGGGAGGCACTCTTGTCGCGGAGCTTGTCGGCTCCAAAAAATTCCAGGAAATTGTCAAGCACGCCTGGGTTTTGCTGCAGACGCTGTGAGACCGCCGCGTTGTTCTGCGCCAGGTCGGCCATCGTGGCCTGTTGGGTCGCCCGCGAGCGGAGATGCATAGAGTCGGTCTCGACGACGATCTCGACGCCGAAGGCTGCCTTACCGCCAAGCATCGCCATGACATCGGAAGGCTGAAACTCGCCGGCCGCCGCCCGCTGCAGGTAACCCATGACGTTGTCGTCGAGCTTGATGACTTTGGTCTTAAGACAGCACCATATCTTTTCGCCGATCCCCGAGCAACCGGCCTCGAAGTTCTTGCGTGCCGGCGAGAGGCGGCTCTCCTCGCGCTCCAGGATGATCTGCTGGGCATAGCCTGAGGGCGCCCCTGGGGAGCGCTCACCGCGGAGCGCCTCGCCGGCCCCCGAGACATCGAAGACGTCCTCCTTGATCGACTGGCGGATGGGCGGGAGCGACATCGGGATCGGCATGTCATCGTGCAGCCAGCGCGCGCCGTAAGGGTCCGGGACCTCGTGCGTCATCCCCGGTTCGCCCGTGATCCGCTGCGGGTCGATCCCCGAGCCGGTCTTGATAAGGAGCTGACTTCCGCAGTTACGGCGGATCATGGTCGCATAGAGGCTATCGATGACGTTTAGCTCGCGGTTTTTCGCCACCACGTCGTTGAGCGGGCCAGCCGCCATAGGGGACGGAGGGATATTAAGCCATTGTGACTCAATAAATGGGTGCCATCCGCCCATCTTGCCTGTGTTGTAATCCGGAACCGTGACATGTGTAGCATCGCCATTGCAGACCACGACTTTCCGTCCCAGGGGCCATTTGATCGGGTGGGGCGCGTCGTAATGCTCCACAACGAGGACTTTGTTCCGGAACATACTTGAGCGATAAACATTTTGTGGACGGTTGTACAGGTCGTTGAGACCCGGAGGCGTCGTATATTGCATCCGCATGAAGTGACGGACCGCGAGACGGTAAACGGCAGGATTCGAGTAAACTGGCTGAACACGCTCAAAGTATTTGGTCCTTCCAGGCAGGTAGCCATAGCGGTCGAGGTATTCATCGTAATCGAGGAGAAGCGTGCGCTGCCAGACGCTGCTCTTGTGCGGTCCCCGCGAGTCGATGCGGCGCCGGTACTCAAAGGGGGTGAGGATGTCGAGGCGAACGTCGCCGGCGAAGAACTTATCAACGATCTGCTTGCCCATTTGGTCCAGGACCGGTTCCCAGCGCTCCTCAAACATCGGCTGGCCATTGGCATCGAGAGCGCCCGTCGGGATCCCGATCGGCTGCATGGCGAGCGTCGGCATAAAGTCAGTCATGACCGGTGCGCGTTGCTTCTTCCAGCGCGGGATCTCCATAAGGCTGCCGCCCGTCTGATTCCAATCGATCTGGGCGCCAAACATGCCGAAGACCGTGTAGATCATCGCCGCCGCTTGAAACTCGATGTCGCAGCAAAGGCGGATCATGTAAGCATCGAGGATCTTCTGGATGATCCTCTTCATCCGCTTGCCGGCGATCGAGGACCTCTCGGCCGTCTCGACGTTCCACTCCGGGAGGTTGGCAAAGATCATGGACGAGAGCGACTCGGCGACTACCCGCGCCAGGTTAGTTTGCGCCCGCTGGTTCATTGCCGGCAGACGCTGGAGATAGTCGACATCAACGGCATAACCATATTTGCGGGACCAGCGCACCGCCTGGTTGCCGTAGATGAACTGGAAGTTATTGAACCACTGCTCGGCCCAGCGCTTATAGAAAGGCTCCAGGTCCTCCATCCACTTCATGATAGTGGGACCGAGCATATCGATGTTGTTGCGCACGTTCCACGGCTGGTCCGGGCAGAGCTGTTCGGCTTTAGCTACTTCCAGTGCGCCCATAGTTTAGAGCACCAATTCATCGTTGAGGATGGCCCGTTCCTGCGCCCAAAACTCCTGCAGCTGCTTCACTTCTTCGGCGCTGTGCTGGCGCGCGGCCTCCACCTGGTCGTCGAGTTCCTTTTCTTCCCGCTCATGCAGGTAGGACTTCTCGAACTCGGCCGAGCGCGGCGCTGGCGGCACAGAGCCCGCGCCTTGGTACGGGGTGTCATCGATAAACAGCATGCTCTTGACCGCCTGGATTTGCGCCTCTGCGGCGCCGAGGAGGGCCAAGATCGCCTTTTGCTGAGCTGGGTGCATGAGGGTCCTTTAAAAACAAGCCCGGAGGAAACCTCCGGGCAATAGCATTGTTAGATCGCCCGTCACCCGCTGCCTTACGGGGTCGGGTAGTAGACCGGATGCGTGCCGTTCGCCAAGTCGTAGTCGAGATAGAAGACCCCAGCGGTCGGCGCATAGCCGCTGGCAAAGGTCAGGTTCGGGCTGAGGTTGCTCTGCAGCGCGAGCGTGTACTGGCTCCCCTGCGGAGTGACGGTGCCGGTGGGGCGGAAGAAGGTTACCGTCACCTGGCCGCCAGTACCGCAGGCCCCGGAGTAGGTGAGCGGCAAGGCATTCGCCGACGGGGTGCCGAAGGCAATCGGCGTCAGGCTGTTGGTGTTGGCCGTGCTCTGGGTGACGCTCAGGATCACATCCGTCGCCAAAAGGCCGGTCACTGTCGCGGTCGGCGTGGCGCTGGAGGCGATGTTGGCCGAGGTCAGCGACTGCACCGAGCCGCCGCCTACCTTGACGTAGCTCGCCGCCACCGGGCCAATAAATTGCAGAAACTGCTGCGCCAGCGGCTGGATAGTTTGGATCAGCTGCAGCGCCGTCGTGGCAATGGAACCGTAAGTGCCGTTGGCGAGCGCCGCGGTCCAGAAAGTACCGAGAGAGCCAGCCACGTTGTTGCCGAAGTCATAGACGGTGTCGGTGTTTAGTCCGGTCGTCCAGAGGATGAGGCGCTGCGAGAACCTGTACGTGAGGCTCTCGTCCTTCTCAAAGCCAAATGCTTGGACCTGTGTTACTGCCTGAGACATGGAGAAAACCTCTAAAAAAAGGTGTTAAAATGCAGCGCCTAAATCGCTATTGATCGCTTCGAAGCCGTCATGGATGAGCCAGGTCAGCTCCACGACATAAGAGGTCGGAGCACTCCCCGATACCCAGGTGATCGTCGGCAGCTGGCCGCTCGCGGTGGCGGTGTACTGATTGCCCGCGGCTCCCGAGAGCACCTTGACGTAGGTGACAAAGGGGTCGCCGGCGATAGAGATCAGTTTATAAACCTGGTTGATGATCGCTTGGACTTGGGTAAGCGCCTGGGACCCGAGGGTGCCGTAGGTGGAGTCGGTGGTGACCGCCGTCCAGAAGGTACCGAGAGAGCCGGTGGTATCGTTGGCGATATCAAGCGCCGTGTCGGTATTGGCGGCATTGATCGCAAACAGCGCCTTTTGATAGGTGTGCTGCCGCGTATCCCCGGATGTACGCACGCCAAACGACTTAAAGCCGACGAGTTGAAAGGACATTTTATGCTCCTGGGTGTCTTGCTTGGAAGTTTATCACCGATTGCGTTCCCGCCACCAGTCATCGAGCGTCGGAATTCCGTAGCGCAGCGAGGCCGGCAGCTCCAAAGGCTCGGCCAGGGTCGCGGCATTGCGCAAACCGAAGCCAGCCGCCTGTGCCGCGGCGCCAGCGCCCTGGATGCCGCGCAGGCCTAGTCCCAGGGCACCCACACCAACGTTTCGGGCCTGCCTGCCAAAGTTTCCAGCGGTATCAACAGCTCTTCCCACATCCGTGCCCCAATTCGGCTCGGCGCCGGTGTCCGCGAGGTAACGGTCAACATAGGCCTTTTGCTGATAGGCGCGGGATTCGTTGGCGATGTCATTGATTTCCTCGGGCTTGAGGCCCCACCCCGGCTGCGAGGCAAACTCGCGGTCAACCTGCGTCTGCGAGTTGGCCATGGACTGCTCGATAGGGTCGGCCGCCCAGGCTTCTTCGGCCTGGGTCTTATTGGCCAGCCGGTTGGCGACGTTATGGAGGATGTTCTTGGCGCTGCCGGGGCTTTCCTCGCTCACGCGGCCCATTTTGCCGGCGACATTTTGCGTTGCTTTGTTGATCTTGTCGGCAAGGTTGGCCGGTGCGGTTTCTTCAGTGACTGCGCGGCCCCACTCACCGACCCCTTTAGCGCTATCGCCGAGGAGATACTTAGACGGCGCCCATTGATCGGCCTTGGCTGCCATGTTGCCTATGCCACGGATGACGGCCTGAGGCGCCTGAGCAATCTCACCGCCCTGGATGACCTGGCCGACACTAGGGACAAACTGGCCGAGCGCTTCTGTGACGGCGGGGCTTCGTGCCAGGGCACCCGCCGCTGCCCGTGCGCCACCGCCAAGCCCCTCGGCGGTTGAGCCCAGGGCTTGCGCCGTTTTGCTAAGTGGGGCCGGCATGGGAGGCACAACATTTTGCCCTTCCTCCGCCAAGCTTTGGATCGCCTTGGCGCCCCCCGGCATGAGCGCCTTAAGCCCAAGGCCGATGCCCTGACCGCCCATCTCCGCCAGCGCGTCTCTGCCAGCTACCGAGCCGATCTCGCCGATGGTTTTGCCGGGATATTTGTCGAGCGTCTCGTCAAAGGCCGGATCGAGCATCCCCATCCCGCGCTCGGTCAGCGCCTCGCCCAGTCCCGAGCCCAGGGCCGCTCCGGCACCCGCGCCGCCGAGGCCTCCAGCTATCGCCCCAGCAGGGCCGCCAAGTGCCCCGAGAGGCGCCCCTATGGCGGCACCAGTAGCGCCGCCGGAAGCCATGCCGACGAGATGCGGAAGCGCCAGCGCCGCCGACATCCAGCCGGTCTTGTTATTCCACTTGGGCTCTTCCGTAACCTGCTGCCACTGGCCGGCGTCCGGGTCCCAGACGTGCATTTCGTTGCCCGAGCCGATCACCTGCGCATCTTTGATGCCATGAGCTTTATGCAGCGAGTTTTGGATGTAGGCCTTCTTCATATCGGGGTCATCGAACTTCTGCACCCCGGTAGAAAGCCATGGATCAACGTAATCCTTGCCGGGATTCTTGGGCTTGACGCCGGATACTTGCTCACCCTGGTTTTGCAGGTAAGTTTGCAGCGGGATTTGAAACGTGGGTTCCTCACCCTTCGCCGGGTTGCGCTTTTGCACGACCGCATTAAGACCGTCTGCCGTTTGCCCAACCACCGGAAAGCCCTTGGCCTTCATATCGTTGATGACTTCGCCGTCATCGTAGGTGGTGCCGTCGCCGGTTGTATAATCAAGGACTGGCATTTATTGGTTCCCCTGCTGCGGGAAGTAAGCGGGATTGTACGGTACTTGCGGCTGCGGGTTGGGCTGAGGCACTGCGGGGGCGGGCGCGCCGAAGGGAGAGGCCGTGGCATTTCCACCGCCTATCGGTGGCCGTTGCATGATCGAGGCAGTTTGTCCCGGGGAGGGGGCACCCTGCGCCTGGCCGATGGCTCTTTTGGGATTGGTAGCGCCGCCGGGAGTGCGCAAGGCTTGGAAGCGCTGGTCAATGCCGCGGATCTCAGGGCGCCGCCCAAGCTCGCCAAAGCCGGTTTGCTGACCTTTCCACTGCGTCTGTGCCTGCTCAGCAAGGCTATCGTAAACATCCTGCATTTTCTGCAGAACGCTTTTGGGATCGGTAATGCTGAGCCCCTGAACCGCCGCCGTGCCGACGCTGCTCGGGTTATTGGGGTCAAAGTTGTCCGCCTGGTTGGCGAAGTTGTGCAGGAAGGCCTGCGACACGCCGGTATCGATCGTGTAACCCTGCTGGCCCGTCTTTAAAGCGACGTTGTTGCGGTAATTATTGATGAGGGTGCCGAGACTTTGCAGCGCCGTCAGCTTTTTGTTGGTATCCACCAGCGCCGGAAGGACCGTCGTCTGGTAAGGCAGCGAGTTGGTCTCCAGCTGATCCTTGGCCGCGCGGATCTGCGCTAGGCGTTGCTGGGCCAGTTGTGCCGTGCCGTTGAGAACACCTTGGGCATAGTGGGAATCGAGGCCGGGATGATGCGCCTGAAAGCTGGCGACGAGATCCTGAGCCTGCTTTTGCTGCTCGGGGGCGGAAAAATCAAGGTTGGCATTGATGCCGACAAGAGCGGTCGTCAGCTGGTCAAGATCGCGCCGTGCCGACTCATCCTTGAGAGTGCTGTAAATCGATTGGGTGTTGGCATGCGCCTGTGCCGCTAGCTCGCTGTCGGCTTTTAGCTTGGCCTCGTTGATACTCTTGGCATAGCTGGCATTGGTGGCGCGCTCCCGCGTCTGTGCCTCGGCTCCGCCCACCTCGGCCTCCCCCAGCCGTTGGCGCATGGTTTTGGCGTTGGCAGAGGTATCCCCAGACAGCGGAGAATCAAGCATATGCTGGCGCTGCTGCTCCTCGGAGATCGAAAGCCCGCGTGCCTGATTGGCCAAATCCTGCGCCGTCATCTGCTTCGAGAGCGCCTGGGAGCGCTGGTCTTCCATCGCCTCGCGCCGCGCCAGCTCGCGCCCACCCAGAAAGGATTCCTCCGCCAGCGGTACCGCCGTCCAGGGAGCACCAGCCCCCTGCGCCATGATATCTCCCAGCCGCGCCAGCCGCGCCTGCTGCTCCTCGGAAGCTCGCTGGAGGATCTCCGCGGTGAGCGGGGAGTCAGGAGACGTGCGGTTAAAGATGGGCTCTACCACAGCGGGATCACTCCAAGAGCGGGATCTCGTCATGGTCCCCGCTCGGCTCGGCTATCTTGGCGGCTTGTCTTAGATACTCAGGATAGATCCTTAGGCGCCGCCGGTCTAGCCTGGGGATCTCGACGATGTGGCCCGTCGGGTAAACCATTTTGAGCCGGCCCCCCTCGACGGTGTGGGAAAGCACCTCGTGCTTTTGGTAAAATGGCAAAGGCCAGCGCTGGACTTCGATCACATAGGTCTCTGGAGGCATCAGCTTCCATCCTGTTGGCACGTCAGCTCAAAGACCTCGAATATGGTCCCGTTCGCTTGCGAATAAAGCGTTGGCGCTGCCGTGAGGTTATAAGTCGATAAGATTGCGATTCCTGGCCAGAATTGTACGCCGTAGACGGGCAGGTAGCCAGTGATCGCTGTCGAGGAGGCGTCCTTGCCCGCGGTCTGGACATACCCTTGGCCGATGCACTGGACCATGAGTACGATCCAGTCCGCCTGGGCCAGGCCTTGGAGTTGGAGCTGGTAGGAGGCGCCGCTATTAAGGGCAATCTCCTCCATGCGCCGCTTCTCGACGCCATAGCGAAGCTCATAGTTGAATTTGGTCGAGGTCTTCGACAGCGACGGATCGTCGGTGACATCGGACCAGGCCGCGAAGTAGGGGCTGATAAACTGCGTAAAGTTGATGGTCACTGCGTGCCCCCATAGCCGAGCGTGCCGGTGCTTTGCGAGCCGAAGAACCAACTCGTGTTGGTGGTCAGCGGCGGGACCTGGAAGAGGAACCACTCAACAACGGCCGAGCTGGTCTGCGGGTTGGCCAGCGCGAGACTCTGGGTTGGGCCACAAAAAGCCACGAGTCCCTGCTGGTCCGAGGCATTGCCGGCCTGGATCATCATCTTGGAGACACCCAAGGTCGTATGCGTGTAGGTCAGCTCGATCGTCTCCGTCGAGGCAATGGCCACATAGAGCGGCTGGGTGTCGTCGGTGTAGCCCTGAGGGAGCGCAATGGTGGCCGTCCCCGAGGCGGCAAGCACGATGAGGTCGCTCGAAAACTGCCCCGAGGCGGCTAGCTGCAAGATCCACGACGAGCGAACATCGGTGAGCTGCTGGGTGTAGAGGTCACCGGCGCCGACGAGCGAGCTTTGCACGCCCTGGGCCAATGAGGCGGCTATCTGCCGGAGGATATTCATTGGTACCCCATCTGCGTATAAGAGCGCGGCGCATAGTTGCTCGACCCGTAGCCGCTATAGCCCTGCTGGGGAGAGGTGTAGGCCGCCGGCTGGCCGAAGCCACCTTGGAAGACGCCCGAGCCGATCTGGTAGCCGGCCATAGCGCCCTGGACGCCGCCATTGCCGCCCCCTCCACCACCACCACCACCACCTGCGCCCATCGCCGCCGAGGAGGGAGGCCCCGCCAGCGGTGAGCCTGGTTCGCCCGCCAAGGGAGCCGCTGCGGAGGCCGCTGAGCCGCCTTGACCGAGGGTATAGCCAAGGCCCGCGCCCAGGAGGCCGCCAATGGCCCCCAGCTTCCCGGACTGAGCGGCGTTGGCCGCCTGCGTCTGTGCCGCGTCGATGCTCTGCTGGGAGCCGTACTGCTGGTTGATGGCGCCAAGCTGGTTTTGGTAGCCCTGGTTGGTTATGCCGTAGTTGAGCCCCGCCTGGGCGTTGGCCGTGTTGTAGAACGTGTTGGCGGCGTTCTGGTTGGCGCCGTAGATGTTGTTGGCGACCCCCATCCCCTCCTGGGTGTACTGGTTTTGGATCGAGTTCATTTGGTTGTCGGCGTTGGCGACATCCTGCGTCAGCCCCGCCGCGCTCTGGATGGCATTCTGCCCCTGTCCGTAGGCCCAATTGCTCTGGTTGATGCCGGCCTGGAGCCCTTGGACCTTGAGGTTGTTGGCCGTGTTCTGAGCGTTGCCGAAGGCCTGCGAGGCCTGCCCGAGGTTGGCATTTTGGAGGGTCTCCATCTGCGCCCCGGTGACCGGAAGCCCCGCCTCGCCGATGGTGCCGGCCGTGGCCTGGGAGCCCAGCGCGGCCAGGACGCCGTAGTCCGCCAGGCCCTGGTTTTGGATGCCCTGAGCCTGGGTGTTGTACATGCCCTGCACGCCCTGCTCGATAGCATTGTTTGGGGTTTGAGCCTCGGCAAGCGATATTGCGCTGGCAGCGTTACCCATACCCTGCGTCTGGAGCGTCTCTAGATTCGGCAGTACGTTATTAGTATAGGTGGCCTTCGAATCGTTGGCCTGATTAGTCAGCTGGGTTCCCGCATTAGCTAGCGCCGTAGTATATGTGTTGGTGTTTCCAGTCGTGGCGGTATTGTAGGCATTCGTCGCCGCTCCGGTAGCACCGACGTATTGCTGGCCGTTTTGGCCCATCTGATTGACCACACCCTGAGTCGCCGCATTCTGCTGCTGGACGCTCGTCTGCTCATTATTCGAGGCAGTCTGCCCCTTTTGATTAGCAAACCCCAGGGCGTTAGCGACTCCCGTGCCATAGTTGCCGAGAGCGTTGGCTACTCCGGTCCCGCCCAGGCCCGGCAGGTTATTGATCGCGGGGCCACCGGCACCGCTGCCGGTCGGCGAGAAGGCGCTCACAATACCGCTGCCGCTGCTACCGCTAAACGGGTTATAACTTGACATATCGCTTCATGCCTCAAAGAGCTTGAGTTGATCGCCGTCAATAGGTGCCGATTGTCCGTTAATCGACTGTAACACCCAGGAACCCCCAATTTGAATCCCTGAGAGCTGGATCCTGACGCCCTGGCCCTCAAGATTTTGGTTGCCGAGGAGCAGCTGAACGAAGGCCTGAAAATTGCTGTCAGAATTGTTGTTTATTGTTAACGTCTTGGAAACATAACCAACATTGGAGACGGGAGTACGATGAGCAAACGTAACGTTGTTGGCCGCGCCGCTCGGAAGAAGAAGACGGAGCTTAAAGAGGAGATGATACCAGAGCCAGTATCCCCAGAACGTAATACCCTGCGGAATCCAGTATTTAGTGCTGATCTGATATGCGAACCCGTTAATGCCTGGCCCGCTCACGAGAGTAGCATTCTGCGCGGTATTGTAGGCCGCGGCCGCATGGTATACGGGGAAGAATAGGTTATTGGTGGCTGCCGTCCAGGAGCTATCGAGGGTCGCTCCCTCGGGGAGCTCGAGCGTGATCAGTCCCGATCCCGTGTTGATCGCCGTGATGACCGCGGTGAAATCACTTGGCTCCGTCAGGCTCGTTGCGTATTGGTTCGTCTGCTGCAGCGTTAGGACATCCCCGACACTGATCGTATCGATCACAGAGCCCGTATAACCGGCCGCCAAAGTCAGCTGCCGCGTAGACGAAGTCGGCGATGAGACCGCCTTGATCATCAGTTCCTTCGACGGAAAGATGTCGCCCGCCAGGTTGCGCTCGTCGTAGAAGTAGGCCCGTTGAATGACGGACGACGGGCTTTCTCTCGAATACACGACAGTGCGCGAGCCACCCGTGGGGACCAAGCTGCTCCGGATATTGAGCGCCTGGCTGGCGTCCACTTGGCCCGGATACTTCGCGTAAAGCCAGGTCTGGCGCTGGCGGTTGAAGATCAGCGCATAGGTCGGATAGTCGTTGTCGGCAACCTTCGGCGGATAAAACCATATGATCTCCTTAGTGTTGTTATTGTACACACAGTGGATATCATCGGTCTTGGAGGGATCATAAAATTGGAAAATATCTGGTTCGAGTGGTGGCGATATTCTGGTTATGGGGTCCACCCCGTCATCGACAAAGACCCCCTGCGGTCCCCAGAAGTAGAGGAGCCCCTCGCAGTTGGCAGCGGCGCGGTAGGAGAAGGCCGTGATCGATGTCCAGGCGTTGAGCTGGAAGTCGGACCCGTCGAGTGGGTAGGAGCCGATCGATGTGGCGGAGACCTGCACCGGGATATCGGTGGGGTTGCCGGTGAAAAGACCGATGTAGGTGCCTTCGGTGGTGAAGACTACCAGCCGCGCTTGCTGCTGGGCCTGGCCGTAGTAAGTGGCGACCATCATGCCCTTGTAGGAACCCGCCGGACACGAGGCGCTGTTGCCGGTCGGATAGGCGAAGATGTTGTTTTGCCGCGAGAAGCAGAGATTTGAAGAAGACGACCAAAAGGCGCGGTTTTTGAACATCACCACGCAGTTATAGGAGTCCGCCGGCAGCTGTGAGTAGTCTGAGTACCCCCCTGGTCGGCCCCCCGGGAGACCGCCAATGCCGCCCGTACATGCCGAGAGGTTGACGAAATGCGGGTAAAACCACCACTGCGCAGCGTCAATGAAGAGCGCCGGGAGCCATTCGGACATGCCGCTTTGACGGTAGTAGAAACGGTATTCCAGGTGATTGACGGAATAGTTATTGGTGCCGGCCGCGGGGGGGATGTCATTGACTTCAAACTGACCAGGCCAAGGGACGAGAGCGTTGCCGGCTTCCAGCAGATACTGAAGCTGGGTCGTATAGGTGGACGTAGCGTTGTCGTAAAGCTGGATCGATACGAAATCAGCCGTGCCAGTCAGAAACTGCACTCCGGGACCAACATTGGTCTCAAAGTTTAGCCGCTTATTGTAAACAGAGTAGGAAAACTCATAGAGCGTGTTGGCGCGCAAGATCCCGCTGTTTGCGGCATTGAGGGCAACGGTCCCTGTTGACGGCATGGCCGTATTGGCCGTAAAGGTCGGCCAGTAGCCAAAGGCGGTGGGGACAGTGGTGCCGTTCTCGGTATAGCTCGATTTGATAGGCTGCGGGTTATAAGAGACATTGGTCAGATCGACATACTGCTGTAGACGGCCGCCGTAAGACCTCAGCCAGTCCTGCGCAATGATGCAGAAGGCTTTGCCCGCAGCGACGAGAACGCCCTTATAAGAAGCGTTGGTGTTAAGCAGCGGGTCATTGATGAGCGCTACCACCGTGCTGCCGTAGCTCGTCCCGCTGGTGGTCTTTGAGGCAGTCACCGAGCTGAGGTTGATCTCAGGGTTGAGGATCTGCTCAAAGTTAAAGTTTGGCTGAAAGATCGAGGTCGAGGCGAGGAATGACGCGGAATAGTCGATATTCTGCGCCCCGACCGAAGTGAGAGCATAGACCGTGACGGTGTGTTGGCCGGTGGTGAAGTTGCCGGTGACGGGGTCTGAGGGCACGCCGAAAAAGGCCTGCGCGGTCCGCGACTGCGACGGATAGCTAAAGGTATAGGGGGTGAGGCACTCGATCGACGGCGCGGTGGTGGCGCCGTTGGCGCTGCCGTAAGAGGTCACGCCCGCTACCCAGTTATTGTCGATCTCGGGATTGCTCACCGAGAAGGCCGTCGCTGCCACAAAGGTCGTCGAGCCGAGGATGGTGCCGAGGTTGGCGATCGCGGTGATGTAGTAAGGGTCATAAGCAAGATTGGTCTGCAGCAGCTCGGCGAAGATCGGGATCGAGGTATAGTCTTCCGTCCCCGGGTAGCCCAGCCCGGAATAGATGTATGGGCTTTGCTGCATGATCACGTTGGTGGACGTGAAGTTGGTACCGAGAAAGACCACGTCGAGGAGGAGCTTGCCGGAGAAAGCGTAGGTTAGATGTCCCAAAACTACGGCGTAGTAAAGCTGCTTATTCGCGAGGTTGGCGGCCGAGTCGCAGCCGCCAAGCACCAGCGGTATAATGGCATAGATGTTCTGACGGGTTGAGGACCCAACCCAGGACGTTTCCGCCTTGAGGAGCCCGGCGAAGTTCCCCGTCGCCACTGCCTCGGCGTCCATCTGTCCCGGGATTGGGGAAAACCCATACCGCGGACCAATTCCCTCGTTGAGCCCACTCGTGACGTTGACCGTCGTCCCGTCGTACTGGATATCCTCCTGGAAATCCGGCAAATGAACGTCGATCGTCTTGGCGAGCGAGCCGCTTTGGAACTTTTGGACGCGCGATCCTGCCATTGCTTACACCACCTGGTGGGCCATGATCTCGTTGACCTTGTCGTTGATCTTGCGCGACTTCTCGCTCTTTTTTTGCAGCTCGGTGCGCAGCGCATACATGCCGAGCTGCTCCGTGAACGACGGCGGGTACTTGCCGACATTTTGCTCGGCGTTGGTCTGCCACTGCTTGATAAGGTTGTGGTGGGTCATGCGCATGTGGCGCAGGATCCGCTGCTCCGAGCGCAGCTGCACTGCCTTGCGGGTCTCCTTGATCTTCGCCGCGGCCGCGCGCTGCTCGGCAATGCGCTTTTTGATGGCTGCCTCTTTGACCTTGGGATCCTCCGAGATGAAATCGTCCATCATCGCCATGGCGTCGAGCATCTGGGCCATATCTACCTTGGGATCAAAGAGCACGATGCCGCTCCAGTCCGTGGCCCGCGAGTTGGCGCCCGTCTCTCCACCGGTCAGCACCATGAGCACGTCCTTTTGCTCGGCAAACGACCCACCAGGAGGGGTCATCGGCTTATTGAAAGCCACATGGATGCAGCGCGAGCCAGTGTCCACGTCGAATTCAAAGGGCGTATTCATATCGTAGATGACATCGGGATCCCGCTCGATGGCGTCCTGCCACTCGGGCAGGAAGACTTTCACGAGTGGGGAGCCGGCGATGTAGTAGAGTGTCTGCATCTTGGAAGATCCGATCTTAAAAAGTGTTTGGGGATATGCCGCGCAATCCTTTTGAGCGACATCTCTGCGGGTCCATATCTAACGACTCTGTCCATCAGGAAACGGTTGCTCTTCACCGCTCGAAAACGCCGCTCGGCGAGGTCCTGGGCATGCCGGTCAGCCGCCGCGTGCTCCTCGTCTACCTCCTTTTCCTTCCGGTCAACCTCGGCCCAGTACGCTTTGCGTTCAAGGTCGAGGTTTTGCGCATACTTGAGGCAGACCCACGGGCTGAGTTCGACATGCTTAAGGCCGGTGAGCACCCACTGCCAGGGGGTCTCGGCGGGGATAACGGGGGCCTTAAGAAACTGGCGGATGGCCCATTCGCCGTCTTCGAAGCGGCAGATATCAAGCTCTGGGTAACCCATCTCGCGAAACCAAACATGAAACGGCGACAGAGCGTAGCTAACATAGGATCCTAGAGTCACCTTTGGGTTGGAAAATTGCATCAGAAGTACCCATCAAAGTCGCGGATCGGGATGCTTTGCCGGGTGCGCATGCCAATCATGTCTTTAAGACGCGTGTACCACTGCGTCACCTTGCGGTCGCTGTCATCGGCCGTCTGGTTGAGGCCTCCCTGAAGGCTTTTCACCATGTCGTAAACGAGAAACCAGTACATGCAGCGGTCAAACTGGCTGTCGAGCGTATCGGCGTCGTTTTGCAGGATCTTCGGGTAGGAGAAGTACTCCACCTGGAGAAACTGCGTGCCGCCGACACCGAGAGGGGGCTGAAAATAGATCTGATTATCGACAATCTTGTAGCGGTACGGATACTGGATGACGCCGCTGTTCCCGGCCCACTGCGCCTCGCCGTACTGCTGGTCGTACATAATCGGCGTATAGATCGTGCCGACAAGGTAGCGCAGCTCGGCCAGCATGTTCCAGTGCGGAGCGATCGGCACGGTGACCTGGTTAGCGACGGTGGTTACGTAGTCGATCTTGTGCATCCAGCCTTCGTCCGCCAGAAACATCTCGGTGGCGACGTAGTCCATCGCCTCCTGAAGCGCCGTGTTGAGCTTCTCGTCGGTGTAAAAGCCCTGCGTGACCGAAGTCTTGTTGAGCCGGGTGAGAACCTCATACTTGATCTGGCCGCGGGTGTTTGCCATGGTCTAGGCTGCCTCCTCGTCGTCAAGTAGGGCGCGGCGCTGCATATCCCAGGCGCGGGCCGCAGCGTCGTTGATGCCAATGTGCGGGTTCACCACGGGCGGACACTCCTCGTAGCCGTCAAAGGCTCGGATCAGGTAGCGCAGGGCCGCTTCCGCGTCATAGTGGCCCCAGGAGCACTTGGAGTAGTCCAGGTCGCCTTCTTTCTTCTCGTGCCAGGTGGCGGACTTCAGGTCTTTGATGAGGTACTGGCAGCGCGGATGGATCAGAATCTTCTTCTGGTAAAGCCTCGTCTTGATCTGCAACCGGTTGCCAAGTACGTTCACCTTGTCAGCCTTTGTCACGGGGATACCGCCTCGGGTCAGCTCCTCGTTGCGGTCTTCCTCGTGGTCGCCCACCGCGGCAAAGCGCGCGATCCGCCACATCAGCTGGCGCGCCTCGATCGACTGTTGGGTCTCTTCCAGGCGCTGGCGCAAGGCATAGATCTCGTCAAAGACGCAGATCACCCCGTCCTTCTGGTAAGCCATCAGGATACAGGTGGCCGAGGGATCAAAGCCCCAATCGATGGCTAAGGCACAGGCCTGCCAGTCCTCCGGGGGCGCGATGTCGGCGACATGCGTATGTTCGTCAAATTCGTTATAGACGAGGCCCTGGAAGGTCACCCAGTCCAGCTCGTACTCCTGATCGAACATGAGCGGGTGCATCTCGCTCTTGATGCGCTGGTAAGTCTCTTCCGGGACCAGCCCCAGCTCCACCATTTGCCCCAGCGAGAGCTTGAAGGTCTTGAAGCCGAAGAACTTGGCGTTGTCCCAGAGATCCCGCCAGCCGTTGGAGCCGTTGGGCGTCGATTCGAGGAGTGCGTAGCCCTCGATCTCGTTGATCATGGGCGCCAGCACTCCCTGCCAGCAGTCCGGGACGCTCATGCCGAGGTCCATCTTCCAGAAAGCCATCTCGGAGCAGTGGAGATAGACCAGTGAACCGCCGCGCTGATTGCCGGGATCCTTGTCGATGGACGCCATGAAGATCTGCGACATCGGCGACTTCTTGAGGTAAATCAGCTCGGTATTTACCTCAAAATCGCGACGGTCGAAGAGCCTCAAAAACTTCTCGCGCGTGGCCTTCTTGCGGGCTCCCGTGCTCTTGGCCACGAACATCGATGAACTCGGCGCCGGCCGCCGACAAAGGTCATGCGCCAGCCTCACCCCCAGCTCAGTCTTGCCGCCGAACTGCCTGGGCAGCATCAGCATCAGCTTCTTGTGCCGAAAGAAGAGGCTTGCAGCCATGGCCTGAGCCGGGCGTAGATCGGCCAGCGCCTCCATCATTGGCGGCGACCGATATTGCCGAGCTTGCCCTGGCGGAAGCGGAGTTCCAGGATCTCCTGGCGGATCTGCTCTTGGATCTCCTGGCGTTTTTGCGGGTCTCTGATCGAGCGCGCCTCGGCGAAGGCCTGGAAGAGTTCGCTTTCCCGCATGGGAGTGTTTTCGAGCTGCTCCTGCGCAAGAACCTGTAAGGCCTTGGGAGGAATGACTTTTTTTAGGGCCCGCTGCGCCAGGTCGGCCAGCGCCTGGGGATCCCGGCGGAGCATCTCCCATTCGCCGGGAGCCTTTTGGATCATCTCGCGCACGTAGGGGACCAGGAGGTCGGTGGCCGCGCGGAACATCGCCTTGCGTGAGTCAAAGGTCCCCTGGTCCTTGCCGAAGAGCTGCTCTACCCCGCGGATGATGGTCTGATCGAGGGTTTGAAAGGCCGTCTGGTTGATGGCCGCGTCGGGGCTTCGCAGCTCGTCAAGCTGGCGCTTCATCTGCTCCAGCTCGGTGTTGAGGGAGGCTTCCTTCTTCTTGGCCTCGATCTGGGCCTTGATCTGGCGCACCGCGTTGTGGATGGTGAGCGGCATCGGCTGGCCGCGCTTGTCGGCCTCGATCCCCTGGGCGATGATGTAGTCCAGCTCCTGCTCCATCTCGCGGATTTCGGCCTGGGTAGGATCGGCCTCATGCTCCGGGGGATTCAGCGCATCCTTGAGGCGCCGCAGGGTCTCGATCTCGGGATTGACCTGCTGCTTATAGCCCTGGAAGTCCTTGACCAGCTTTTCCATCGAGGAGCGGGACTCGCCCAGCTCCCGGCGCTGAGACTCGAAGGCCTTCTTATAGTCAAAGACCTGAGCCCCGCTGCCCCCGTCTCGCCGCACTCCCTGGCCGCCTGTGCCGCCGCCACCGCCCTGCTCAAAGGCTCCCGATTGCTCGCCGGAGTGCTGCGGCGCCTGTACCGCCCCGCTTGATTCGCCCGCCATATGCCGCCGCCTCTTCTAAAATAGGAGTGAGGCCACCGGCTCGCGGTGGACCTCCACGGCGCGCCAAAGCTTTCTCAAGCTCGCTAAAATCTCGTTTCGTGACCTCTGGTGTTCTTGGTGACGATTTTAATCGAGATTCCGCGTTTAGTCCAAGAGCTGCGAGGATGCCCTGGCCGAAAGATGGACTATTTTCCGCCTGGTCGAGGTCCTGGGTGTCCTGCATGGGGGGAACCCGGTTGGCTCCCGTGATGCTGCTGGCGAGGTATTCTTCGCTATCGTTGAGTTGTTTAAGCGTAAAGTAGCGCAA